GACGGCTGTGCTGGTCAACACCGTCGCCTCCAGTTCGGCAATGGTATTGGTCAGCGTGTTGGTGTTCAGATACTGCGAAATGTTGGTGGCGTTGTAGGTGCATGAGGCATTGCCCGCGCCTTTAAGTGCCATAGCTCAATTCCTTTCGTTCTATTGGAACAGATGCCAAATGCATCATTCGGTTACTCCACGCACACAAACTACGCAAACCATGTCCAGGCCGGTCGTGCCGCCCATACTGGTCACGCCCACGCGCAGCCAACGGTTGACCGTGCCGCTGAACGTAATCTTGCTTGAACCAAGCGCAGTGACTGTGAACGTGCCAAGCACCGTATACGTGCCGCCCGATGTCGTGGCGCTGCTGACTGTCACCGTGGCGCTGGTCAAGGTCCCTGTCTTATCCTGTACAAAGAGGAAGGCGCTGCCGCCATCGCTGCCGGGGTCTACCAAATCGACCGCCGTCTGGTTGCCGGTGGCGGTCACGTTGGCGTCGAGGATGCGCACGCCGCGGTGTCCACCCTTGCCCTGCCCCCACGAACCGTTGAGCGTAATCACGCCATTGGCGGGCGCGGCAATCTCCATCGTCGCCCCAAAGGTGTTGTCAATCACATAGGCAGGACAAGCCGGCACGTCAATGCCAAACAGGGCGCACACCGTACTGCCCATCACGCCCATGCGCGTGTAGAGTTCTTCCTCAAAGCTGCCCGCCTCATTGACCGTCGCCATATAGCCATCCTGGTTAATGCTGATACTGGCCAGAATCGGCGTATACTCGGCGGCGGTCGAACAGAGCGTCGTGCAATCATCCTCCGAGATAGAGTTGCTCATCACCACGGCGGACGTTTCGCAGGAAAGGTCCACCTCGTCCACTAAAATGCGTGCAAGTGTCCCCTTAACTGCCATTAGCCAGATACCTCCACTGTTCCTATGATCGCCTGTAGGGGCGCAGCGCCATCGCCAATCGTGTCCTCATCCGTCACCAAGCTGTAGCTGTCCATGCCCAGCGCCTCGGCGTTCGTCTCTAAGGTCATCGCCAGATTGTCCAGCAGTTGCACCGTCAGCGCATCGTTGCCCGCCCCTGTACTCAGATTCATAAACTCCACGAAGATCACAATCTCCAGCGTAGCCTGTTTCAACCCTTGCCCATAGGTGAGCGTAGAAAGCCCCCGCGTGCTGCTGGGCAGCCGTGTAAAGAGCAGCGGCAGGTCGCTGGCGTTGACGGTGGTAGGACGAAAGGCCATGTGGCGCTTAATGCCCGGCACAGGCAGCGCCGAGGCCGTGGCTACCAGCGCGCCTAAGGACGTGAAAGGCATGGTTAGCGCACTCTGGCCTGATACGGACGCAGCATCATAAAGACATCGGCAGGAATCGCGCCCGGCGCAATCGTGGCATTGCCGACAATCACAGCGCGGTCCAAATCCATGGCATTGGCCGGTTGGCGGTATAGATACGCTGCCAATCGCAGCGTTGCCTGTACAATGTCATCAGGCGGCGTCACGCTGTAGGCCCAACGCCCCTCTACCATAATGTCTGCGGGGTCGTCACCCCAGTACCAACTATAGCCGCTGCCGTTCTTCACGGTCAGGCCAAAATAGGGCGTGGCATTGACCGGCTCAACACGGATGGCGCTCAGCGGGATCACCTCGCCGTCGCCATTGGTCACGGAAGTCAGTTGCGCCAGATCGCCGTCCAGCCATAATCTATGACCCTCGATGCGCGCGCCGTCATGGAAGCGCGTCGTATCCGTCTCCGCCGCAAAGGTACGGCACGTATGCCGGTCAATCACAGCGCAGGCATTGGTCAAGGCCATCTCCAGATTGGCGGTGGCGAGGGCGTCAGGGTTGCTAATGTCCAGATAATCTGTCAATTGCGCTATCGTTGCGTATTGGGTCATTCGGTTGTCCCCAAACTAATGCGCTGCACTTTCGATGCGATCACATCCAACCAATAGACTTGCGGGTCGCCGCCAAAGATGGCGTCAATAAAATCAAAGTCTGACGAATAGTGGGCGCTGCTAAAACGGGATGCAAATCGCTGCCACACATCACGCCGCACAATGTAGGCGCTGGCCCCAATCCAACTCAGTTCCGGGGCCTGTTGCCAATGGCCGTCATCCGGCAAGATGCCGCGCCGCCCATGATCCATCCTCACCATCACCACGTCAGGGTCGTGATCTATCGCAATCGCCTTGAGTTCTTCCACCAGCGTCGGGCGGATGCAAGCATCATCATCATCCAGAATCCACACGAAGTCTCCGTCCACATAGGGCGCAAAGTTGGCCAGCGCCGCCTGCGCCTCGCCCACGCCGCGCCCTTCGCCGTCAACTAGCATCGTTTGTCGCCAATCGGGGTCCGTCTGCGCTTCTAAGGAGCCGATGTTCGCCATCAACATGCGCGGTCTGCGGTAGCAACGGGTCAAGACGTGTAAGAAGGCCATTATTTTTTCGTGGCCGCCGGGGGCCCTCCGGGCGCGGTTTCAAACTGTACATAGCCAAGCTCCGCCAGGGTTGCCGCCTGCTTGCGCGGCAGCTCCACCATCTGCCCCATCGTCAAGGCCACACCGCCGCCACCCAGGAGGATGTTGATGGGTTGCAGTACCGTGACCTTGACCACCGCCCCTCGGCTTGTTTCTACGCTCAAGATTTCCCCCTCATGGTAATGGCCGCAGCGCACATCAAAGCGCGCTAACTGCGTGATGCCCTGGCGTACACAATCAAAGGCGAAGGGCATATCCGGCGCGTGGTCGCCCATATCCTGGCGAAAGGGAATCGACTCCAGCACAGAACGGCGAATCAGGGTGCAGCCGAAGCCGACGCCCGATACACGCCCCACCCCCGCCTTCTGGTAGCTGAGTAGTTCGCCCGGATAGCGGTCCAGGCTCATGCCCAGTCCCGCCTGCCCGCTATACTGCCAGGCATTGAGAACGGGGTCGTTATGCCTCAATAGATAAGTGCCATAGACGACTGGCGCCGGCGTATCGCAAAGCGCTTCCAGCGCGTGCGGCGGAATTACCATGTCCTGCTCAACCGTCAACAGGGCGTCGTAAGGACCGCTCAGGCATAGATTCCGCGCATGGTTGTACTGCGCCAGCACGTTGCGCATGTCGCGCCCGGGATGGGGATTGCATCGCCCAATCTCCCAGTCCACACGCTGACGCGTCTGCTGGCCGACGATAGAGGCTATCGTTTCCGGGCGCAGACCGCCGGGCGTAATGGGTGTAAAGATGAGCAGATGCAATCCTCGAATCATGCTTAGGTTCCCTGCGTGGCAAAGAGAATCGCTTCACTTTGCAGGACCTTGTACACCGTGCGGAAGTAATAGTGCAGGCGTAGTTGTCCGGTATTGGCCGCCGAATACGGGTCACGGATAAAGGTGATGTCGGGCGCAAGGCGCATCCCCATATAGCGGAAGTTGCCAAAGAGCGCCACCTTCGCCGATGCCCCAATCGCCGGCATCGCCTGGCTGTTATAGAGCGGGAAGCCAAAGAGTTCACGGCGGCTCAACGCGCCGGGTCCATCCGGTGCGGTCGGCACAAACTGAAAGTTATTGCCCGTCTTGCCGCGGATATTACCCTCTGTGGCTTTACGCATCACCCAGGCCGCGCCACTCTCGTAGCCGCTGGGCAAGGCATAGACCAGTTCTGGAATATCATCGGCGGTGATCGGCGTGGCGCCGCCCGTCCAGGCCGCGCCCAACGTGCCATTGGCTAACGCCTCGGTCACAAGCAATGTGTTATGCGTGACCGCCATACCCTCGCCCACCCAGTTGCTCAGGAAGGACATCAGGTTGCTATCCTCGTCCTCCATCAATTCCCAAGAGAGTTCGAGGCGCTTGGTGTACTTGAGCAAGGTCATCGGCGCTTGCGCAATGATGGGGCTGTCGCGGTCGGTGGTGGCAGCTTCATTGGTGACGACAAAAGCGCCGTCTCTTGCGCCCTCGATGGGCACATTGACGGTCGTGCCCTTGCCGGGGATGTTGGTCACGCCCAAAGACGGATAGAGCGCCGTCTCTCGCAGCTTGGCAATGATCTGCTGGTAGTGGCCGGTCGGTACGGCATAGCCGCCATCGGCAGGCGTACCAACGTTCATGTCGGTGTTGTTGCTGGCCTTCAGACTCTTGATGCCGCCATCGTCGCCGGTACGCAGCCAATGCACATAGGCCTTGGTTTCACTATCACCCGGCTTGGTCTTGGTGTTGCTCATGGGCACGCCCATGGGTACTTGGATGTCTGCCGTCTTGACCGGCATCTGGGCGATGGCTTCAGCCACGGCGGATTTCACCATCTCGGCCACGTCAATTTCTTGCGTTGCGCCCACAACGATTTCTTCTTCTTCCATTGGGTTATTCTCCTGTTTGATAGGTGTCGTAATCGGTTCAGCCGCCGTTTCATCCGCTTTTGGCACACTCTGCACCACAGAAGGCCTTTCTGTCTCCGGCAAAAGCGCCTCGTAACTGGAATCAACAGCCGCAAGGGATTTGATTAGTTCAACGCCGAGCGTACGCGGCTCGGCAGGGGTAGGCGTCAGGCTTAGTTCGACGATGGGCCATTGCGTAATGCTCTTGCCGTTGCGCCGCGTCAGATGGCCCACGCTGCCACTAGACCAGCCAAGCGCACCCTGTTCGACCAGGCGCAATACCATATCGACATAGGATTTGTGGCGATCTAGTTCAGCCTCCACCCATAGGCCAAAGTCGTCTGCTTCGACCAGCGTCGTCTTGCCAATGAAGTGCTTGACCTCGCCAAGTGAATGGTCATAAAGCACGAGCTTGCTCGGCGCTAAATCGAGCATGAAGTCAGTTGACTTGCTGAAGCTCTCGCCCTCCAGGTCAGCGCCGTCAAAGATGACGCCATAGCCGGCCACGGTAGCGGCATCGTCTGTTAGCGCCTTGATATGGGCTACAGATGTTTGTTCTCTGTCCATAATTTCCCCCTATAGGGCCAATGCACGGTCCACAGCCGCCTGAAAGTCGGCAAGGATCACATCCTCGTTAGCACGAATCGCCTGTGAATCGGTGTGCCAGCCGCTGCGACTATGCTGCGCCGTTTGGAACATGGCCGATTGCACGAAGGGCGCATAGGCCGTCCGGTTGCCCACACGTCCGGTTAACCCACTGGCAGACGGATTTACTTTGGCTGTCCAGCGCCTGCCCAATGTGCCGGTACGCGTGTACTTGCTTTGTGGTGGTGGCGGCGGGTAGGTTTGCATCGTGCGTTGCAAGCGCAGCACCCCTCGTTCCATCGGTGGCGTCAGCGTGCGGATGGAGGCGGCATTGCCCAATTTCTTAAAGAGCGGGTCAAGCCCTGTGATGGTGACGGGCATTATTGAGCCTCCGCAATAACAGGCCGTACAAAGCACCTACAGCCAGGATGCGCCGGCGGATAACTTGCGCCGCTAAAGCTGCCGCGTAACGGCGCACGCTTGCCGTTCAAAGGCCCGCACGTCGGGCATACGCGCTCATCATTGACCGTCACCCACTCCGCTTCCTCCACCACGCCGCTCTGCTCATAGCCGGCCACAGACCCCTCACGCGCTGCCCTGGTTGTCTCCGTCTGCGCAATCAGCTTGGATCGCTTGCGCCCAAAGGTCGGCTCCAACTCCTTCACCAGATCGGGCAATGTTGTTCTTTCTCGGAACCAATCGTTAACAGCGGTCTGCATACGCGTCGTCGTCGAGGCGTTGATGCCCCGTATCAGCTCATAGGAATAGGTAGACGCCCAGCGCGCCGCCTGACTGTGTGCAAGCGTGTAGTCAAAGCCCAACCCAATCTGCTCCAGCGTGTCAAAGGCCACGCTCACGCCCAATGAACTGCTCTGCTCCAGATTGCGGCGCAATACCTCACGCACAGGCTCGCTGGTAGCGGTGACCTGGTGCGGCGCATTGCGGATAGCATCGTCGTCAGCGCCAGGCGGCAAGAGCGTATCAAGCTGCTCACCAAAGGCCGTGGCTAGTTCACGTTCCATCTTGCGCTCCAGTTGCCTACGGATGGCACGCTCGGCGTCGCTTTCGTCACCCTCATCTGGGTCCAGTTGCAAGACCATTGCTTTATAGGCATCAGGGGTAATTGCTCCATCTGGTATCGCTAACCAGAAAGGGCGCATCGTCGCCATCAGCGTCCCCCAATGCGGCTATCTTTTCAGCGGTCGTCAGGATGTCACTATGGAAGCGCAGTACATCCGGCTCCTTTTTGCCCTTCGCCCACCGTTTGAGGCGGCGTACTTCGTCCTCTTTGGCATCACGCGCAGAGGACCTTTCCGGCAACTGTGCTTGTGCGCCCTGAGGGCTCCCGGCTTGCAAGCGTGCAATTTGCGCCTCCGCCTGTTGGCGTTGCAACTCCTGCTCTTGCGCCAAATCCTGGTCCAGCATCTCAAAGGTGACGCCGTCGGGCAGGTTCAGCCCCACCAGTTGCGCCGCAATGGATGGGCGTATCTTGGCATTGACATAGGTGGCATAGCTGGTCGCTCGCTGCTCCTCATCCTCCTGCATGGCGCTCAGGCGGTCCGGCTCAAAATGAAAGCGCAAGCCGATGGCCGCAAACATCTGGCGGTTGAGCGTGCGCTCAATCAGGCGACATTGCGGGATGATGCAGTTGGTCAGGAAATTGATTTCATCTTGTTGCGCCGTGGCAAAGTTGGCGGCATCCGCGGCGACGATGGAATGAGGCACACCCAGCGCCGTGGCAATGGCCTGGCGACTCTCGGTGGTCAATTCGCTATTGGTCAGCGACTCCAGCCCTTCACCCACCACCACGGCCTCTAATTTGCCGCGGATGGCAGCGGTAGACCACGCCTTGCGCACGCCGCTGAAGAAGCGTTTCCACCACGCCTCAATCTTCTCCATCTCAGCCTGGGGCATCAGCGGGTCAACGCTCAGCACTGTGGCCTTAATCGCCCCGCGCGCAAAGAAGCCACTCACAAAATCACTCATGTTGTGCAGCACGGAGGAATCGGCTAAGGCCGCCTGCGCCGGTGGCGTGCCAGGCTCAAGCTCGCTGAGGGCATTGGGCAGCCTGAAATAGATGATGTCATCCGGTGTGAAATCAATGCCTACGGCGATGGAGCGCGTGGGGTCAAGCAGACGCCGAAAACCGGCGATGCCCTGCGTGCGGTCGTAAAGTACCTCTATCGTGTCGGGCGCAAACCAGCGTAGGCCCAAAGGCGCATTGCGCAGGTTGCGCTGCTTAAACCAAAAGGCGTAGCCGCACAAAGAGAGAGCGCCCTCGGTCAATTCCAGCAGTTCCATAAAGTTGTCAAGGAAGGGATAGCCAGAGAGGTCATCTTCGTCATTGACCAGCGCGGTCTGCCCCCGGTAGATGGTCCACGGCATCGCCGCCACGCGGCCGGCACGCAGGTTGACACAGGCATGGAGCCAGCCCACCACGCTGTACAGACTGCGCGGCGATTGCTCCTGGCTGCCGAAATAGGAGCCGAATACGCTCGTCCATTCGTCGGCTGTCCAGGCCGAAAGGTCTTTTGATTTGACTGATGCGCCATCAAAAACGGTAAGTCGATTCATTGTGGTGGCCGCCAATAAAAAAACGCCCACGGCCATTGCTGGCTTCGTGGGCGTCTTGCGCTCATAGGTTATTTATTTGTTTTCTACTGTATCACTTTTTTCGGAAATTGCAATGTAAACACGCAAATCGAATGTCACCGTCTTTTGGTTGCGGCGCAGTTCCAGCAGCATCCGCGTGCGATTGACACGCCCATACAGCCGCCCCTGTTCGTCGCGCAGGTTGCGCCATTCCGGGTCGGACGGCGCGGCGGGCAGTTTGATCCGCTTCAATCGTCCTCCCACGCCATGCCGAGGCCTAAGCCACCCACCAGCCGCGCGAAGGCCCCGCTTGACGCATCCACCTGGTCGTCATGGCTGCCGTAAGGGAAACTCGCAAGCTCCTCAAGCCATGCCTGGTTCCATGCGCCGCGCACGAGGCGCACATTCCTTGCTTCACACTGCGCCGCAAAGGGCATGGCGCGCACCTGCTTTTCGCCCGTCACCTTCTCGGCATAGACGCTAAAGCCCGCCAGGTTGCGCACGCTGTTCTGGGCAGATTCTAAGCCGCCGCTGCCAGGCTCCTGCTCCACGCCAACGGTCACATCGCCGCCGTCCATCTCGGCGGTTTGGCGCATGATGCGCTCCCTTGCCAACGCTGACCATTGGCCGCGTACCACATCCTCAATGTAGAACACCCCTTCACGGTCACGCGCCAGTTTGACGCCGCATGACCAGTCGCCCGCCCCTTCTGTACCCGCTTTGTCCCAATAGCGGACCCGTGTCGCCTCGATGGGTGCAGCGCCCACGATGTCAAACCATTCTCGATGGAACATGCCGCCGCTGTGCGGAATGGGGCTGCCCTGATAGAGCGCGGAGAATGCATAGCTCCCTAGCACCATGCGCCGCTCGGCAAGCGCCGTCTCGTCATAGCGGTCTGGGCAAAGTGCCGCGCCAACTAGACGCGGTGGGTCTAGCGGGTCATTTTCTTCGGCAACTGCCGGCAAGTTGACTACCGTCCAGTTCGGCCCATCCTCACTTGCCAAGATGCGTCCGGCCAAATCATCTTCATGCCAGCGGGTCATGATCAAAATAATGGCGGCGTTTGGCCCTTGCCGCGTAAACAAATCCTGCGAAAACCAATCCCATACGCGGTCACGATAGGTCTGGCTTTCCGCCTCT